TATGTATCTTCTCAGTTTTCGTTTTATGCATCTTTTCTGTTAGATTATTTTTTTACAGATTGTACTTTTTTGAATGCATTGAAGAATGAAGTTCATGACATGCTTAATGAGTTTACACTTTTAGACCATTTGGAAGTCACTGCAGGGTTGTTACCTGCGTGGATTAGTAATTCACGTTGGTTTCGTCACATTGCTATTGACTATCGTCTCAAACGGAGATGTTTCCGATCATTGCGAGCACGCAATTTCCTTGGCAATTTCATAGTGGGCATTTTCATTTTGATGATATGTACCCAGAGTGAAGCATTGTTTTATACACTTGTTATTGCAATTTTAGCTTGGACGTATTGTGATTGTATGATTACACGCGAACGAAAGTTTGTAAACGATTTGATATCACATAATTCCAATGTCATTTTGCGAAGATATGGACAGATGTTGCAAGCCAATTGGAAGAGAACTGCTGCTGTTACTATTACAGCTGTCGCTGCAGTTTCTACCTTTTTGGTGATTTGGAACAATACTAGACGCACTCCACACACATTAGATAATTATGCAGATGTGGCGAAAGCGCCTGGGTGGTTTGGTTTTGCAATGAAAGGAAATGGAGGAAAGAATTTAGCCTCACGTGTTGCTGGTTCAACGTGCAAGCATTTGATGAATGTAGTGCGGAAAAATTTGGCTTGGGCCAGATTCGCACATTCTGATGGAGATTACGTTGCCAAAAGCAATGTATTTTTCCCACGAAAGTCATTAATGCTGCTGCCAAAACACACCTTTTATAAGGATGGTGATATGCGTAAGCCGATGTCAGATTTGGTCACATGTACCATACACCGAAATAATACTAGTGGAGGTGTGTTTTCATGTAAGATACGGTATTCTATGTGCTACCAATTTCCAGAAATGGATTTAGTAGCAGCATGGATTCCTAATTGTCCAGACATTGCCAGTGTTTTACGCTGGTTCCCTAAGGAGAAACCTGAAGGAAGCACAATAGGCCAGATAGTTGGTTTCACTGAAGAATTAGAATATATTTCAGATGCGATTTCAGCTCAATTTGGTAAAGTATCACATACGCACATGACAATGTATGGCGCAAGTTATGAAACAGAGCTCGCTAGGAAAGGAGCTTGTATGAGCGCCGTGCTAAGTGATGTTGCTGAGCCAGCCATTATTGGTTTACACATAGGAGGTAATTCTCGCACGAATGCAGGAATTTGTGTTACGTGCACCGAACCACAGATTGAAGATGCAATGAAGCATTTTGAGACTGCTGGGTATTTTATGTCGGCTAATGCAACTGCGATTCCAGAAACACAGTGTGGTAAATCACTGTTAGTGTCTAAGGAAATACATCCAAAAGCATTACATTTGCAGCAGATGGGTACTGATTATGAAGTTCACAAGATAGGTTCCGTGAAACTACGGAACAAGCACTCTAGTGCCGTTGAACCATCTTTTCTGTCAGAACGCATTGAGAAACATTGTGGGATTCCCAACACATGGGGCCCACCTGCGATGAAATGTAATTGGGTTCCTTTTAACGCCAATGTAGACAAGTTTGGCAAACCAGGCAAAATGTTTGATCCGCTATTATTGGAACGCGCAAAACGAGATTGGTTACAACCGATTTTGGATGTCATTCCCACATTCAGAGACTATGAAAGTTCTGAAGGCGTGGATACGATGCGTCCACTAACGATGCGTGAAACTATTATGGGGATTAATGGGATTCGATTTATCGATCCTATTCCTATGAACACAGGAACCGGGTTTCCAAATTTTGGTCCGAAAAACAAAGTTGATGCAGAAGGCATTCCGTTGTATTTTGTGGAAGAATTTGACGATCGTGGTCGTATCTTAAACAGAATACCAACACCTCTAATTGTGGAGGAGTATGAGCGCCTATGTTCTTGTTATCTTAACGGGGACAGAGCATATCCAGTTACGACGGCCACTTTGAAGGACGAACCCACAAAACTGGACAAGATCAAAGTGCGTGTTTTTCAAGCCGCACCTGTGGCATTAGGACTATTAATCCGTATGTATTGCTTGCCTGTTGCACGTTTCTTATGTATGCACCCTATTTTAGCTGAGTTAGCTGTTGGAGTGAATGCATTTGGTCCACAATGGAAAGAATTGATGGATCATGCAACCAAGTATTCTTCGGACGACAAGATGCTCGGATGGGATTATTCCAGTTTTGACGTAAGGATGAATTCCCAGATTACACGTACTGTATGGAACATTTTCATAGAGATCGCCCAAGCAATGGGTTATCCTGATGAAGCATTGACCATCATGAAAAATATGATAGTTGACATTTGTCATCCTCTAATTGATATGAATGGATCGATGCTCATGGCGATGGCTATGAATACGTCTGGAAATAATATGACCGTGTATGTAAATAGCGTTGCGGGTAGTTTATATGCTCGCATGGGTTTCTTTCATGTGTTTCCTAAAGAACGTAATTTTCGAGAGTGTGTTGCCCTTTTGACATATGGCGATGATGCTACTGGCTCGGTCCGTAAAGAGTTTGAAGAGTTCAATTTTATTACTTACAAGCGTTTTTTGGAAGAGCATGATATGGGTTTGACATTGCCGGATAAAACTAACGATGAGGTAGCTTTCTTACATAAAGCTTATGTGGATTTCTTGAAAAGGAAAAGCGTCTATATTGAAGAAATTGGCACAGAAATAGGTGCCTTGGACGAAGATTCCATTTTTAAATGTCTACACAGCAATGTGCGTTCGAAAAAAGTGACGAAGAAAGAAGTTGCTTGTTCGTGCGTGGAAGTTGCCTTACACGAATGGTTTGCACACGGACGCGAGCATTACGAAATGCGGCGTCAACAATTAATTGCAGCTTGTGCTGAAGATGAGAAACTCGTTGTAGAAGCGTTGAAATATACGTTTGATGATCGAGTTGCTAAATGGAAAGCTGGCAATTTAAACCAATTCCTCACAGAAGAGGAAACTTTTGACGAAGAGGAGAATGATCCACAATCGTCGGGAGAACAGTCGTCACTGGATACTGGATCTGATGCAGATTTAGCTTTGGCGCATTTATTATACACATCTTTATGTGGAGGTGGGATATATGCATCACCCACCTCAAGACCCCCCTACCCTGACAACAATAATACCCATTTGATTGGAAGCAGCAACCCCTCAGCTGATGAGAGGGGGTCCGGTCCGAACGGTCACGATTCGGAGGCAGGAGAGAGCGCCAGAGATTCTCACAGTCCACAATGTGTTGCACCAGACACATTTCCACAGCCGCGAGTGCGTCCACGAAGGACACGCCCGCCTACTATCGGAACATTGTACCATCAAGTGCGATGTGCGCAAGGAATTCTGAACTCATTGGAACGTAGTTTAGCAGATTTGGTAATTGCATCAGTAGAAGATGAGCCACAACATGTGCACCGTATGGCCGTACAATTTGAAGACGAAATTCAAACGCTTCCATCATTCGATGAACAATTTGGTGATGCGATTGAACCACAGTCTGCGGAAGAACATCCGATGGCTGATTCTGAAGCCGCTGAGCCTAGTGCTCAAACCCCAAATGTGCAATTTACGGATGCGCATCCTGGGTTTCATGATTCAAGAGGCACAATGATGGATCCTTTGCGGAGTTCCATACCAGATGATGAAGTAGCATTAGACAAGTTCTTTATGCGCCCAATTAAAATAAGAGACTATGAGTGGGAAATAAATTCCAATCTCAATGAAACTTTTGACCCGTGGGCTTTATATTTTGAGAACAAACGTGTTATTAACAAGTTGGCAAATTATCGTCTTATGTCTGCTACTCTACACGTAAAGTTTTTATTGAACGGAACAGGGTTACATTACGGAAGAGCCTTAGTGTCTTATAGGCCATTAGATGATTTCGATGCGTTAACTATTAATACTCCGTCGCAAAACGGTTTATGTTTAGCTTCGCAGCGACCTCACCTATACTTGAATCCTACCATTTCTCAAGGAGGTTGTTTGACATTACCATTTTTCACACCATTTAACATGTTAGACATTACAACAGCTCAATGGAGACAAATGGGGCAGCTTGATATTAATTCTTTGACAACATTGAAACATGCGTCAGGATCACCCACTCCAATACGCATTTCGGTGTTAGCTTGGGCCACGAATGTTACTTTGTCTGGACTAACCACACAAAACCCTGCTCTTATCGTTCCACAGTCATCTAATGAATATACTGGGATTTTGTCTAAACCAGCTTCTGCTGTTGCAAAAATAGCAGGAGTAGTAAAGGATATTCCCATGTTGTCAAGATTTGCAATGGCTACCGAAATAGGTGCCAATTCTATAGCATATATGGCAAACTTTTTTGGTTTTTCTAAGCCGCCTGGAGTACATCCTGGAACAGTAACTGTTGTGGCTAATGATAATTCTATTAATTGTGATGGGCGGAAAAGTTTGCACAAATTGACAGTTGATTCTCAACAAGAGTTGACGGTAGATCCTGCAGTTGCTGGCTTGGATTCCGTGGATGAACTCACAATATCGAGCATAGCCACACGTGAATCATATTTGACTCGTTTTAGGTGGCAAGAGACCGACGATCCAGAGAAACTTTTGTTTAATGCAATTATAGATCCAGGTGTCATCAGATGGACTGACGCATGGACTTCTGAAATTGCAATGACATCTTTAGGTTTTGCTGCAACGCCATTCCAATATTGGCGTGGTTCAGTCAGATATCGTTTTCAAGTTGTGTCAAGTTCGTTTCATTCAGGAAGATTGCGCGTTGTATGGGATCCTTTTGGGACTCCACTAGGAGGTGCAGATTATAACACTGCATACGCTCAAGTGGTTGATATTTCAGAAAATAACGATTTTGTGGTTGAAATTGGTTGGGGACAATCTACCACATGGAGAAATGTCATTCAAACACAGCAACCAGCTGATTATGCATATTCTCCGACACAGTTGACAGACGACGCGGTTCGAGTTCCTTACAATGGAGCAAACACGGCTACTGTTGGTAATGGAACTATAAGCGTGTATGTGATGAATTCTCTCATTTCACCAGACAGCACGATAGACAACGACGTTGTAGTTTTAGTTTCTGTTGCAGGTGGAGATGATATGGAGTTTGCAGTTCCTGTGAATAGACATGCCAATTTTCAATTGTCACTTGCTCCAACATCTGCACACGGTTTCTCTGGGCCTTTTGAAAATCGTGTTTTAGATTTACAATTTCCAGGATTGGCTGGGAACGTTCCGCAATCAGATTCTGATCCTGAACAAAGAACGCAAGCAGTGGGTTTAGCTGATGTGGGTGGAAATCCTACACAGCAGAAAGAGACATTACAACTAGGCCCACCACCCATTATGGATTCATTAGTGAACAAAATTTACATGGGGGAAACCATAGTATCTTTTCGATCATTACTTAAGAGATTTACTTTCCATGAGTGGTTATTGCCGCGGGGACTTGAAGACGGACCCAACAGGATTTCGTTTGTTAGATACAATTTTCCTTTATATTCTGGACATACGGGTGCTGCACCTGGAGTCAATTTAGTCAGGACAGTACCTTCTGGCAATGTTATTCAGGGATGCAATTCGCTGCTCAATTATTTGGGTCCGGCATATGCTGGATGGAGAGGAGGTATTCGATACATCATTGACACATCGTATAACAACGAGAGAAATGCTAATCGAGCAACCGGAATTCACGTTAACCTTCTTCACACTAATAATGGAGATGGTATTGTGCGTGCTGATTACGACGATGGTCCAATATTCTTTAACCCAGCTTCTTCTAATGTTTCGAAGTTGTCTTTAGGGTATTTCTTGCAAAACACGCAAGGAGGGTACCCAACATCAGATCATGTGAATCCAATACAATGTTTTGAAATTCCATATCAACAACAGTATCGGTTTTGTCCATCACGTCAGGGTATACGTGCTGGAACTGATTTGTTTCAACAGCGATGGGAGATGGAAATTTACTCTCAAATGAAAGTATTTCCAGATTCTCTATTCCCGAAATGGGTCGCTGCAGGAGAGGATTTTACCTTTCTTTTTTATCTAGGACCACCCATCCTATATTATCGTCCGAGCCGGTTACCGGTTTAGGACTTTTCATCGTTTTACGATATGTCTGTGGACTCCCCTCAACTCGGTAAGTCGGGTAATGGGGGGACGAGGACCTTCGGACTCATACTATGGGTAACCGTCGTAGGCATGATGCCAACATAATTTATATTACATAGTTCAGACAAGTCAGTTCGTTTTTCATTGTCTTAAGACCTGGAATGGCACCAGGTGTCTGTGGAGAGTTTTAGCTCCATAGATCATGCCGAAGTTTATCTTTAAGTTAGTACAAAGACCTTTTATGTAGACTTCGGTCTGCGGTTTTTCTCTTTGTGTCATAATTTCTAGATGCACGGCATGCATTTTGTACTTCTCAGTAGTAGGTTTTTAGGAAACTTTTTGGTCCTTCTATTGTTAACCTTTGCCATTAT